ATGAGACTGAAGACCGTGCAGTAAATCAGTCTGCACCTGCATACATGAGGGCTGCTGCTCGTCGTGGTCTTGAATACTATGAGCAGGGCTTGGGTGGCGATGGTCTGGTTGACCGCACTATCCGTGAGGCTCGTGAGATGGCTTCTGGTGAAGTTTCTGACGATAAGTGGATTCGCATTGCTGCGTGGATTGCACGACACCTAGTAGACCTTGACTCGCCTGACGCAGACCCGTCATCAGACAACTATCCGTCTGCTGGTGTGGTTGCCCACTTGCTGTGGGGTTCAGGGCCGAGCAAGCGAGCAGCGCAAAGAACTTTGGCGTATGCGGAATCTGTGGTTGCTAGAATTAGAGCAGAGCAAGAAAGAGATGCTATGACTGACACAGTAGTTCGTAACAAGTGGCACGATGTCGCTTATGCGATTAAGAACCGTCTTGACGGTGTGGGTGAGGGGCGTTCTGTTCCAGCCACCGAGCAGCGTGTAAACGTTGCCGATTTTCAGATTCGTGAAACTGGTGACGGCATGACCTTCGAGGGTTACGCTGCCGTGTTCAACTCTGACTCTGTGCCTTTGCCGTTCGTTGAACGCATTGCGCCGGGTGCTTTCAAGCGTTCGTTGCAGTCACGCAACGAGGTCAAACTGTTGTGGAATCATGATGCTGGTGAGCCGTTGGCTTCGGTTCGTGGTGGCACTCTGCGTCTAACTGAGGATGCTCGTGGACTAAAGGTTCAGGCAACGTTAGCCAACACAACTCGTGGTCGTGATGTTTCGGAACTTATCCGCTCAAAGGTTATTGACTCAATGTCGTTTGGGTTCTCAGTCATAAAAGATACTTGGTCGAACGATGGTGGCACTCGCACTCTTGAGGCTGTCAGATTATTCGAGGTGTCAATCGTTAGTAGCCCGGCGTACGAAGGTACTGCTGGAACTATTGCTGTGCGTTCAACCGAAACTGGTATTGATGCAGACACTTTGGCTGACGCTTTGATGCGTCTGGAGTCGGGTGAAGAACTTGACCCTACTCAGGCTTCATTGATTACTGACGTTGTGGCTAAACTTACCAAGACCGAAGAAGTCGAGGAAGTTCAGGGCGACATCCTTGCGCTGAAGAAAAAGAAACTAGACCTACTACTAAAGGAAATCTGATGTTTACCAAAGAAGAAATCGAGATTGCTATAAAGGTAATCAACGAGACCGCAGGCGAGCCTGACTCTGGCGTTATCGCCGACTTGGTGCGTGACCTCAAGAAAAGTTCAGCCCCAGTTAAAGAGAATCGGGTGACTGAACCAAAAGAAACGAGATAATCTCATCTCTCGTTTGCCCCACCGCCTTTACTCCCTTTCGGCGGTGGGGTTTTCTTTTACAGGGTGTTCCACACTCTCAGTAAACTTGTATGTAGGTTGAGCGTTAGCGCCACCGTTTCTGTTCTGTGTTATTCACGGCAGAGTTCCCTGTTTATCCTTACACTGAAAGAAGACAAAATGTCTGAATTTATCAAGGGTCAGGCAGAAGTTCGCAACAACCTAGTTGCCCAGATGCGTGAGGTCATTGACCTCGCTGAGTCTGAGAAGCGTGGACTAACTGCTGAAGACCTACAAAAGATTGACCGCATCGAGGCTGACATTGCACAGCGTGATGCTGCTATTGCTACCGCAGAGAAGGTTGCACAGCGTTCGGCTGAGGCTGCTGCTGCTGCTGGCTCATTTGCACCAGAGGTCGCACCGACTTCTTCTGACGCAGATGTTTTGCGTTCGATTGCTCGTGGCGAACTTCGCTCATACGAGTTCAACCGTGAAACCCGTTCACCGCTAGTTCCATCTAGCAACACCGTTCCAACTTCGTTCTATGACCAAGTTTTCCAGATTGCGACCCTTGTTGGCCCAATGCTTCAGACTTCTGAGGTATTCAACACCGCATCAGGTGAGAACCTAGTCATCCCAACCGTTACTGCACTAAGCACTGCTGGTTCAGTTGCTGCTGCTGGAACTGTTGCAGAGTCAAACCCGACCTTCTCAAGCATCACTCTTGGTGCAATCAAGTATGGCGCAATCGTCAACTTGGCAAACGAGTTGGTTGCTGACGCTGGCTTCGACATCACTGGTTACATTGCACAGCAACTAGGTACTTCGCTTGGTGTGCAGACTAACACTGCACTAACCGACAAGTTGGTTTCTGCTGCTGGTTCAGTTGTTACTGGTGGAACTGGTGTTTCTGGTGCTGCTACTTACGAGAACTTGATTGACCTCGTTTACGGCATCGCTGATGGCGCTCGTGTTCTTCCGGGACTTGGCTTCATGATGGCTAAGTCTGGTATTGCCGCTGCTCGTAAGTTGAAGGATGGTTCAGGTGCTTACATCTGGACTGACTCTGCTGTTGCTGGTCAGCCAGCATCGTTGCTTGGTTACTCGGTTTACGAGAACCCTGCAATTCCTGCTGTTGCTGTTGGTGCGAAGTCGGTTCTATTCGGACACCTTCCATCATTCAAGGCTCGTGTTGCTGGTGGCGTTCAGGTTGCAACTTCAACCGATTTCGCTTTCAACACAGATGTTACGGCATATAGAGGTCTGATTAGAGTTGACGGTGGATTGACACACGCCAGCCACATCGGCTTCTTCAAGGGTGGCGCAAGTTAATCCTTAGCCGACAAATAGGCTGAACACCCCTCGTATGCGTAGATACGGGGGGTGTTCTTTTACTATGATTAGTTATACCTACTACGAAAGGTTCTAATGCTAAAGGGAACAATCACTTGGTTTAGCAACTCGCCCACAGCACCTACTGGCTATGGTGTTCAGTCGCAACAGGTTTTGAGTCGCATGGTTCGTGATGGCCTTGATGTCGCAATTCAGTCGAACTATGGGCGTGAGGGTGTTAATGGCACTTGGGATTCTGGTCACGGTCTTGTGCCTGAATATGCTCGTGGCGCTGATGCATATTCGCAGGATGTTACTGCCATCAATCACCTGAATCACAAGGCTAAGGTTGAGAAAGAAAAAGGCAAGCAAGCCGACTTGTTGATGACTTTGTATGATGTTTGGATTTTAAAGAAGGACAAATACAAGGACATCCCGATTGCTTCGTGGACTCCGATTGACCACAACCCGATACCGCCTTTGGTTATGCAGTGGTTGAGCAATCCTAACGTCACACCTATTGCCATGTCTAAGTGGGGTCAGCGCCAGATTGAGGCTGCGGGTATTGAGTCGCTTTACATTCCTCACGCTGTTGATGACGTGTTTAAACCTACGCAGATGATTGAGGGCAAGACTGCTCGTGAGTTTATGGGCATCCGTGATGACCAGTTTGTTGTGGGCATGAACTTTGCTAACAAGTCTTCTGGTGCTATTCACCGCAAGGCAGTTGGCGAGGCTTTGTTGGCTTTTGGTATTTTTGTGAAAAGACACCCTGACGCTTTGTTGTATTTACACACCGATATGTTCGGCGCTTACGGTTGGCGTTTGGCCGACTTGCTGACTTCGTGTGGTGTGCCTGCTGAAAACGTTTTGTTCTGCGACCAGTTGCAGTATCGTTACGGCTATCCGCAGGAAGTGTTGGCTGCTCTTTATACCGCTATGAATGTGTATTTGGGCGTGTCTTATGGCGAGGGTTTTGGTGTTGGCACGATTGAGGCACAAGCCTGTGGTGTGCCTGTAATTGTTTCTGACATTTGTGCAAGCACAGAACTTGTTGGCGATGGTTGGTTGGTTGAGTGTCAGCCGTTGTGGGATGAGTCTCAGAAGTCTTGGTTTAGCATCCCTAACATTCCGCAAATTGTTGAGGCCTTGATGCAGGCTTATGAGCGTGGTCAGGGCGTGTCTGAGAAGGCGTTGGCGTTTGCTGAGGGTTACCGGGCTGAGAAGGTTTGGCAAGATTACTGGATTCCTACTTTGGGCAAGTTGCTTAAATGATTCCAGTTCTGGGCTTTGCGACCCTGAAACGTTTTGACCTTGCTGACAGGTTGCTTGCCAGCATTGATTACCCTGTTGAAAATCTGGTCATCGTTGACAACTCTGGTCAGGCTTCATGGAATCCAGTCAAGCCCGACTGGGTGGTGAATATGTGGGTTATCCGTGTGCCTTACGGTTTGGGGCTTGTTGGCGCTTGGAATCTGATTATCAAATCAACACCGTATGCCCCGTATTGGTTGCTGGTGAATGATGACTGCTGGTTCGCCCCTGAGACGCTCTCTAAGGCCGCACAAGGCGTTTTGACGGATGCCGTGAACTTCTTTGACTGTGTACCTCACTGGTCTGCGGTAGCCTTTGGTGAGGGCTGTATAGAGAAGGTGGGTTTGTATGATGAACGATTTTATCCTCTTTATTTTGACGATAACGATTTGGAACGCCGTATTGATTTCTGTAATGTTCCGAAGAACTTTATTGATGCGAAAGTTCATCACGACAATTCGTCAACGCTCAACAGTGGTTTTCAGGCGCAAAATTCTCGCACCTATCAGGCGAATCACAGACTCTTTGAGGAGAAGGTGGCACAAGGCGATTATTCAGAGGGCGCTTGGTCGTTGTCGGTGCGTAGGGCTAACCGATGGGATTGAGGGTTTACACAGGTGGAACGTTCGACTTGTTTCACGCAGGCCACGTCAGGTTGTTGGCTCGGTGCGCCGAGTTGGGTGCTGTGACTGTTGCCCTGAACACGGATGAGTTCATAGCCGAATACAAGGGCAAGTCGCCTGTGATGAGTTTTGATGAGCGCCGTGAGGTTCTTGAGGCTTGCAGGTTCGTTGATGATGTTGTGGCGAACATTGGTGGTGCGGATTCTCGACCAAGCATTGAGATGGTGAAACCTGATTTGGTTGTAATCGGTTCGGACTGGGCTAAGAAAGATTACTACAAGCAGATGCAATTCGACCAAGATTGGTTAGACCAGCGAGGTATTGGTCTTTGCTACATTCCTTACACGTCAGGTATCAGCACCACTGACATAAAAGCCCGTATGCGGTTTAGCGGTAGAATAGACTCATAGATTTAGGAGTCATTTTGGCTATTTCAAATGGTTACTGCACTTTGGCTGAGGTCAAGGCTGCTTTGCGTATCCCAAATGCGGATACTGTTGACGACACCATCCTTGAGGGCAACGTTGAGGCTGCTTCTCGCCTGATTGATGGTTACACGATGCGTTCGTTCTACAACGCTGGAACCGCTGTGCGCTACTTCGCACCAGATAACGCTATTTACTTGCCGATTGATGACGCTATCAGCATCAGTGAGGTTGCAACTTCTAGCGACATTGACACTACCTATGACGTGATTTGGGCTTCTACCGACTATCAGAAAGAGCCATTAAATGGTCGTGTTGATGGTTTAGGTGGTTGGCCTACGACTGGTATTCGTGCGATTGACAACTACGACTTTTATGTGAACAACGGTCAGGCTTTGGCTCGTGTGACTGGTGTGTGGGGTTGGTCTGCTGTTCCTATCGCCATCAAGCAGGCAACGATTATTCAGGCAAGCCGTATCTTCAAGCGTCTCGATTCGCCGTTGGGGGTTTTGAGTTCACCAGACATGGGCTTTATCCGTGTCGGTCACAAACTTGACCCTGACGTGCAGATGCTTGTCAGTTCTTACCGTTTGATGAGAAATCTAGCATGACCACTCTTGGCAGCATCAAGGCTGGCTTGGCTGCTAACCTCGCCACTATTACTGGTATGCGAACTTCTTTGCAGATACCTGAGCAACCTCAGCCACCCGTGGCGATTATCACGGTCAACTCGATAAACTATGACACAACTTTTGGTCGTGGCTTGGATGAGTATATGTTTACCGTGACTGTCATTGTGAGCAGGGCTGATGGGCGTAACGCTCAGAACTTGCTTGACCCTTACTGTGCTAGTTCGGGAACACTCTCGGTCAAGAGTGCGATAGAATTAGACCGTTCACTTGGCGGTAGTGCAAACGACTGTCGGGTAACCGGGTTATCAACGTATGGTAATCTGACAATAGGTGAAACAAACTACCTAGCAGGCGAATGGTCTGTGACGGTTTTCGCATAAGTAGGAGAATAAATTGGCTAAGTTTCTTGCCACACAGTTTCAGGTAACCCTTAACGGCGTTAACCTGACTGACTCACTTCACGCCGTCACTCTCGATGTGTCGTCTAATGAAGTAGACACCACCACCTTCGGAACTGCCTCAACTGTCTACAAGACTGTTGTTGGTGGCATCGTTTCTGGTTCAGCAAAGTTGGACTTCTATCAGGACTACGCTGCTGGTTCGGTAGATGCAACCATCTTCCCATTGGTTAACACAATCGGTACTTTGGTTATCAAGCCTGCTGGTACTGCGGTTTCGGCTACGAACCCGTCATACACGGCACTCTGCTTGATAAACGCATATAGTCCAATTTCGGGCAGCATCGGCGACCTCAGTTCATTCTCAGTGACTTGGCCTACAAGCGGCACAATCACTAGAGCAACTGCATAAGGAAAATAATGAAAATCAATCTACGCATTGAATTGAATACTGGTGAAGCAAAGGAAGTAACTTGTTCGGCTGCCGACCTTGTTGCTTTTGAAACTAAGTATGACGTGTCAGTTACCACTTTGGAATCTGGTGTGAAGTACACTCATTTGCTCTTTTTGGCTTGGACTAGCGAAAAGCGCCGCAAGGAAACTACTAAGGACTTCGAGTCTTGGGTTGAGGATGTCGCCTCTGTTGGGGCGAGTGAAACAGACCCAAAATAAAGGGTCTGGGCGAAACTTCAGCCCACTGGCACATTGCGGCTTTGGCTTGCGAGACTGGTATCGCTCCTTCTGTGCTTATGCAGGAGTCTGACCGTATGTTGTTCACGATGACTCGTTATCTGACGGCTAGGGCGCAGGCTCAGTCTTCTAAATAAAGAGACCACCCGTAAGGGTGGTTTTCTTTTTGCTCGGTAGACTTGGTGTATGGAAATCAGTAAAATGTATGCGTCTTCTGCCAGCGGTAGAGCATCTGTTTCTTTTACTGATGTGCGTCAAATGATTACAATTCTTGGGCAAATTGACCGTGAACACGTCAAGAAACTAAAGGCAAGGGCTCGTGAGATTGCTAAACCCGTTGAAGATGCGGTTAGGCGAGGAATCCCGTCTACCCCACCTTTGCTAAAGGGTATGACACCTGCGGTAATACCGGGGCGTTTAAGTTGGAACACAGGTTTTCCTGCTAATTCGACTACTATTCAGACACCTCGCATGGCTGTAAAGAAAAAATACAATTCGATTGCTCGTGTTAGGACTCGTTCTGCTGCTTTGGGTCTTGCTGACATGGCTGGTCGTAGCCGTAAGTACATGAATAAATATGCAGAAACTAAACCTTATCCTTATTCTGGGCCGGGCAATGTTGGTGGTATGCGTAAGCACAAGAACACGATTGCTCGTTCTACTAAATTTATCCAGAACTTGAATAGTGGTCGTGGTGTTGTCAAAAATTCGCCATCTCGTTATGTTTGGCCTAGCGGTCTAAAGGCCTTGCCTATTGCAAGGTATAAAATGGAAATTGCTTTGAACGAGTATGTGGCTATTGTTAATGCCAGATTGAGAGGCTAGTTATGGCTGGCAATATTTACCTACCTATTCTTTCGACCTTTAATGGTGCTGGTGTTAAGCAGGCTCAGGGCGCTTTGGCTGGCTTGGCTGGCACTGTGCGCTCTTTGGGTGCGTCTTTTAAGGCTGCTGCTATTGGTTTTGTGGCTTTCCAGTCTGTCAGCGGTTTAGCGAACTTCGCTACTGGAACTATTGTTCAGGCTCGTGACCTTGAACGTAACATTCGTGCTTTGGAACTTGTTTTTGATGATGCCACTGGCAGGATGAAAGAGTTTGTCACAACGGCAAACACTATGGGTCTTTCTCAGAGTCAGGCTGCTCAGGCTTCAACTTTCTTGGGTTCGGTTTTGCGTGGTGCAGGTTTTGACACTGCTAAGACCGCTGATGAGACTGAGAAACTTGTTTCTTTAGCGTCTGACCTTGCAACCGTTTATGGTTATGACGTTTCTGAGGCTTTGTCGGGTATGACGGCGTTGTTCCGTGGTGAGTATGACCCGATTGAGAAGTTCGGTGTTGCTATGAAGCAACAAGAAGTAAACACTATTTTGGCTTCTAGGGAGATGGGCAATCTTACTGGTCAAGCATTGTTGAACGCTCAACAGCAGGTTCGTCTTGAATTGTTGTATCAGAGAACTGCTAGGGCGCAGGGTGCTTTTGCTAAGGGTGCAGGTACTTTGTTTGTTGAGCAGAAGAAACTTGAGAGTGCTTTTAAGGACTTTGAGGCTCAACTTGGTGGGAAACTGACCCCTGTTATTACTGAGTTTATGATGGCTTTACAGCCGATGCTTGAGGGTGGTGCTGGCGCTGGTTTGAACTTCTTTCAGGGTCTCGCAGACACTATGGATGCGTTGATGCCTCTGCTAAAACCTGTTGGTGACTTGTTCAACATCATTGTTGATGTTTTGGGTGATTTAATGATTGCCTTTGCACCACTGCTTGAGATTATCTCTATCAGTTTGGGTGATGCTTTGAACTTCTTGATGCCTGCGCTGGCTTTCATTGGCGAAACCTTTAGCATAATTGCCCGTGTAGTTAGTGCGGTGCTATCGCCTGTGCTTGACATTCTTGCTATTACTTTCAAAATTATTTTGGGAGTTACTAGCACTTTTATGGGAATCTTCAAGCCACTTGTTGACCCGATTATGAGTTTTATTGGTTTTGTAGTAAACGGGCTTGAGGACTTTGCTAAGGGTTTCCGCAGTGTAACAAAGATGATTGTTGATGGCCCGGAGTTCCGTGCAAAGAGTTCGATTCGTAGCATTGAAGGCCCTGACGCAATAATTCCTACAACTGGTGACGATGATGACGATAAGGGCAAAGATTACGTTGCCGATTTTTACAAAAACATTAAAGACGAGATTAAGAAACAGAACGCCCGTCTAAAACTTGAAAATCTGGGTGCTTCTGAGGCTTTGATTAGCAGCATCCTTAGCGGTGAGGGTTGGGGAACTGTTTACGCCCGTATAGTCAAGGGTGGGGCTGCTGGTGTTGCCGCTTTGCAGGCACAGTTCAATAAGACTAAGGCTGGCATTGACGAGTTGGCTAAGGTTGCTGAGGAGTCTGCTAAGGCGTTTGAGGCTATGCAACAGGCGTTGGCTGATGTTGCTGAGGAGATTGTTTCTTTCGGTAATGGCATGATGACTTTGCTGAAGTCGGTTTCGCCGTTGCCTGCTGTTACTCGTGCTTTGGGCGAGTTTGAGTCTGCGGTTGTTGAGGCTTTTGATGCTATCGCTGACAAACTTGCTAGTGCGGTTGATAACAAGTTGTTGTTCCAGTCTTCTGCTGATGATTTGATGGCTTATGCTCGTGCCACACAGACTACTTTGGCTGGTATTGCACAGCAGCGTGACGCTATCGCTCAACGCATTGCGGATGCTAATGATTTGATTGCTTCGACTAAGAACGCCGTGATGGGTTTTGCGAACATCACTTCGTTGTTGGAGTCGCAGTCTCAGACGATTGTTGAGACGACCACTTCGGTTGCTGACGGTATTCGGTTGACTTTGACTCGCACTCTTGATGTGCAGGGCATGGTTGGGGATTTGACTGGCAATTTCCAGAAGGTTTTGGATAAGACTAAGAAGTTTGCGGCTGATTTGCGTGAGTTGCGCCGTCTTGGTTTGGATAAGAACTTGTTTAAGCAGATTGTTGATGCAGGTTTGGAGTCTGGTGGGGCTACGGCTGCTGCAATTATTTCTGGTGGTGCTGACACTGTTGCCGAGTTGAATAATGTGTTTGCTGAGTTGTCTGATGTTGGTTCTATCATTGCTGAGGAAACCGCTCAGGTGATGTTTGGTGCTGGTGTTGATGTTACTAATGGTTTGATTGAGGGGTTGTTGTCGCAGGATAACGCTTTGCGTCAGGCTGCTCAGACTTTGGCTGATGCGTTTACTGCCACGTTTAATTCTCGTATGGCTGAGTCTATGGGTATTGATGCTTACAATTTGGCTGGTTTGAACCCGAACATGACTGGTGTTGAACAGCCTGCGACTGTTGGTGCTGGCGGTATTGGTGGCGGTTTGATGTTTACGGCTCAGTCTGCTGGCCCTGCAAAGATTTTCGAGGTGAACATCAACGCTGGCATGGTTACTGATAAGGCCGAACTTGGTCAGACCATTGTTGATACTATTTCTCGTTATGAGCGCACTAATGGCAGTGTTTGGGTGAGAGCCTAATGCCGATGCCTACTCGCAAGGTCGAACTTGGTTTTGATGAGAATGGCCCGGGTGCTTGGTTCACTTTGGATGACGCTACTGCTGGTGTTTTAGACAACACAGGCTATACGCTTGCTGGCGCTGTTTATTATGACGTTACTCAGTATGTGAAAAGCGTGTCTATCAACCGTGGTAAGAGCCGTGAACTTGACCGTTTCAATTCTGGTTCGTTGACGGTTCAGTTCAATAACCAAAACCGTTTCTTTGACCCGACTAATACTCTTAGCCCGTTTTTTGGTCAGATTGTGCCTCGCCGTGAGGTTCGTGTGACTGCTGGTACGGCTGTGCAGTTTTATGGGTTGGTTGATGACTGGGATTTGGATTACAACATTTCTGGTTTGTCTGATGCGACTTTGGCTGCTTTTGATGGTATGTCTGCGTTGGCTGGTCAGACTTTGACTGCTGGAACGGCTACTGTGCAGTTGTCTGGCGCTCGTATTGATACTGTGTTGAGTGATGCTGGCGTGAACTGGCCTGCCACTGAGCGCAACATTGATGCTGGTGGTCAGACTTTGCAGGCTGATGTGATTTCTGCTGGCACGAACGTGATGCAATACGTCAATGTTGTTGAACAGTCTGAGCCGGGTATTTTCTTCATTGATAAGACAGGTAAAGCCACTTATCGTGACCGCAACAGGCTATATCCGAGTTCTTCGGCTGTTCTGTTGTCTGATGATGGTACTGGTATTCAGTATGGCGACATCAAGGTGAATTATGGGTCGGAGTTGCTTTACAATCAGGCTGAAGTTAGTCGCCTGAATGGTGGTTTGGCTGTTGCTGATGATTTGACTTCTCAACGGACTTACGGTGTCAGGACTTATGTTGCTGATGGTTTGTTGATGAATACTGATGAGGCTTTGGGTCAGTTGGCTATTTATTTGGTCAATCAGTATGCCAACCCTGAGTACCGTTTTGAATCTGTGACTATTCCGTTGAATAAGTTGTCAACGTCTCAGCAGAATGATGTTTTGGGTCTTGAGATTGGCTCTATTTGCCAAATCAAGTTTCAGCCCAATAAAGTTGGGGCGGTTATCAATAAGTATGCTCAGGTCATTGGTGTTCAGAACCAGATGACCATTAGCGACCATAAGGTTACTTTGGCGTTCCAAACCATTGACACGGCTTATTTTGTGTTGGATGACCCTGCGTTTGGTTTGCTAGACTATAACTCGTTAGGTTTTTAGGAGTATTTCATGGCTGGTGCTGGTTGGCGCACATTTAGTGCGGGTGCGGTTCTTACTGCTGCTCAGGTACAAACTTATTTGCAAGACCAAGCGGTTCAGGTCTATGCGACTACGGCGGCTCGCACGACTGCGCTTGGTACTGCTGTTAGTGCAGGTATGATTTCGTACATCACCACTGGTCAGCAGTTGGAGTATTACAACGGTTCGGCTTGGACTGGGTTGAACTATACGACTGTTGCTGCTTCAACAGTTTCTGCTTACACGGTTACTTCAAACGACCACAACAAAACATTTTTGTCTTCTTCGGCTTCGGCTCAGACCATTGTTGTGCCTGATGTGTTTGAGATTGGTGAGCGTTTTGATGTTGTGCGTGACGGTGCTGGCACTGTAAGCATTTCGGCTGGTACTGGTGTGACTACTTGGGCTGGTGCTGGTACGGCTGGTACTGCTAAGTCGTTTGCGATGGGTACACAGTATTCGGCGGCTTCGGTTATCAAGGTTGCGGCTAACTCGTACCGTGTTATTGGTGCGGTGGCCTAATGTCACTTCTTCCACTGGGCTTGCTCAGTCAAGGCGGTGGTGCTAGCGGTGCGATTGGTTTTCAACTTATTTCAACCAGCCTGATTTCAACAACAACAGCGTCAGTTACTTTTAGTGCAATTCCTTCTACTTTTAAGCATTTGCAGTTGCGTATTGTAGGTCGCAATACTGATGCCGCTACTTTTCGTAGTTTGACGCTGCGTTTGAATGGCGACACTGGCTCAAATTATGGGTATCAGTCAATGCGTGGTCAAAACACAACAATTTCATCGGCTGCGCCGGGCGCTTATCAAACTTCACTTTTGATTGGTGAAACACCCGGTGCTGGCTCTGCGGCTAATGGATTTGGCTCATTGTTTGTTGATTTGATTGACTATGCCAACACAACAAAAATCAAAACAACAAAAACTATGGGTGGTAACGCTGCAACAAATGATGTCATTGCTTTTAACGGAACATGGAATAGCACTGCTGCTATTACTTCAATTTTGGTCAGCGATGCCGTAACTTCAACATCGTTTGCTGCTGGCACTCGCATCTCACTTTATGGCAGGGGTAACTAATGTCTTTTACCGCTTTGGGCAACATCACGCTTACTAGCGCACAAACAACAATTACTCTTTCCAGCATCAGTCAGGCTTATCGTGACTTGTATTTGGTCGTGACTATTGCTGGGCTTGGGTCAGGTGGTTCACCGCTACTTAGAGCCAATAACGATGCAGGGCTAAACTACTCAGGCACTGTTTTAAGGGCTAATGGTACAGTTGCAAATGGTGTAAACCTTACAACTTACAACTATGGTGCAACGTTAGGAATTTATGTCGCTAACAGTGGCAGCAACGACACTTTTTTTGATGTTTGGATGCCTGATTATGCAACTACTGATAAACATAAGAACATGATGATTAGGGCTAATGGCGCAAGTTCGGGTGTTGAAATGCAAATAACTAAATGGAATAACACCAGCGCAGTTACTTCTTTGGTTCTCACTTTCGGTAGCGGTCAAACTTGGGGTATTGGCACAACTGTTGCGCTTTACGGGGTGACTGCATAATGTATGGCACTTTGATTGCATCGACAACTGTTGGTGCTGGTGGCAGTTCGAGCATTGACTTTACTTCGATTCCGCAAACTTACACTGATTTGTTTGTTATTTTGTCTGCTCGCTTTTCTTCACAAGGTAACTCGAGGCTCAACCTAAATTCATCTGGCTCTGGCTTTTCTTCAAGGTCTGTTTACAGTTTTGCTACTAATGCGCCGCTTTCTTACACAGACACTGTTGGGCTTGGGCGCTCTACAAGCGACTCAGGCGACCAGACTAACAACTTTGGCGCTAATCAGTTGCATTTGCCAAATTATCGTAGTGGCGTATCTAAGCCATTTTCCGCCGATGCTTTTGCGGCCAATTACAATGGCGGTTACATTGTTTTGACTGGTGGAGTTTGGGCGAACAATGCGGCGATTACCAGCCTGAGTTTGTTGCCGCCAACTAGCACTACTTTTCTTCAAAACACAACCGCATATCTTTACGGCGTATTGGTAGGCACTGGCGGCGCAACAGTCACTAGCGCATAACATCTAGCAAAGGAATAAAAATGGCTTTAACTAAAATTGTTGTAAATTGCGAAACAGGCATTTCTGAAGTTATTGAATTGACGGCTGAAGAAATTGCCCAACTTGAGGCTGACAAGGTTCAGGCAGAATTAGATGATGCTGCTCGTGAAGTTGAGGCTGCCCGTATTGCTGCGCTGAAGGATTCGGCTAAGGCAAAACTTGTTGCTGGTACTAAGTTGACGGCTGAAGAAGCAGCACTAATCATAGGATAAACTAGACCTGTAAACGTACCGATTCTGCGCTCGGTTTTTATAGAAAGACCAAATTGTGGATTCAGGAAACGACAAGATTCTTATTCAGTTAGTGCGTGACATTGCCGAGGTTAAGGCGATGGTTCAGAACTATGCGGACATTGAATTGCGTGTGCGTGAACTTGAGAAGGCTCGTTGGAAGTCTGCGTGGATTACTGGGTTGTTGTCTGCTGCTGTGTCTAGTTCTGCTGTTGCAATAATTATCCGATTGGTTGTGATGTGATGTCGTGCGTTTATGAACCGTTGCGTATGAAGACTCGTGAGCGCCGTGACGAGTTGGGTAAGGCAACCATTGGTGATACTGGTAAGCCTCGTAAACGCCCTCACCGTGGCAATGACTGGGGCGACAGGACTGGTTCGGCTGGTAAGGACTTTTATGCTGTTCATGCTGGCAAGGTTGTTAAGGTTTTGAAGACTGGTGAACTTGGTCACAGCCTGATTGTTGAGCGTATGGGTTGTGTGAACCCTAAGTGCAAAGGGCGTTTCGATGAGTACAACCACAGCAACCAGCCGACCAAGTTGAAGGTTGGCGACATGGTGACTCACAACACTGTGCTGAATCAGATGGGTGACATGGGGTCGCCGGGTGCAAACCACTTGCACATGAGTTCGGCTTTTGCCCCTGTGCCTCACGAATCGCCTGTTCCTAAACTTGTGGACTTGTTCAAAGACATTGATGCCGCTACTGCCGTTCGCCGTGCTGAGAAGGCTGCTGCCTCTGCACCACTTATTCAGAATCCAGAGGGTCAGTAATGGCTAAGAGTATAAAAACCCGTGTAAAAGCCATCAGTGCCGTTGTGGGTGCTGTTGTGTGGCGTGGCTTTGGTCTGTTCCTGTTTATTGCTGGTGGCGCTGCTGGTACTGGTGCGATTGTGACTGGTTCGTGGGTTGATGGTGTTGTGATTGCTTGGGCAACGTTAATGTTGGGTGTGATTGGGGCTATTGGTTATGCGATTGCTACTACTGGTGAGGCGACTCCCGATGTTGTTGCTAAAGCGTCTCAGGATGCGGTGCAGAAAGCGTCTGACAGGGCTTCTAAGTAGTTTTATTCGCCGTTTGTTGACGTTTCAGGCGTGGTTTTTGTTACGCTGATTTGTTGTTTTGGAAGAAGTCAATTCCGCCGTAGATGCCGTATTGGGCGTTGGATAGTATCCCAAATTCTCGGCATTGTTGTTTGAGTGGGCAGTCGTCACAGATGGCTTTGGCTACTTTGCGTGCCATGCGTTGCATTTCTTGTGATTCGTAGTCTTCTGGGTAGAAAAGTTCTGGGTTTTCTTCACAGGGTGTGCCACCGTTATCAGATTGTAATTCTAATAGTCGAAATCTTGCGTTTTCTATTAGTTTTTGTCGGCGGTCTGTCATAGGGTTATCTTACTTCGAGAAAGGGAGTTTGTATGCCTAAATTGTTGGGTAATTTCGAGTCTGGTTCGGCTGAGTGGTTGGCGTTGCGTGAGGGTGATGCTGTCGTTACGGGTACTTTGGTTGGTCAGATTTGTGGTGTGAATCCGTGGGAGTCTGCGTTCACTGCGTGGGCTAAGGCGACTGGTCGTATTCCTAATGAGGTGAAACCGTCTTTGGCTATGCGTTTTGGTCAGGTGTTTGAGGCTGGTGTTCGTCAGGTTTGGTTGGAGCAGAACCCTGATTACAAGGTGCAGGATTCGGTTGGTACTTGGGCTGCTGATGTGCATGACTGGGCTAGGGCTAATCCTGATGGGTTGCTGACTTGGCCTGATGGTACGAAGGGGATTCTTGAGATTAAGACTTCTCGTTTTCCGTTTGATGAGTTGCCGTTGCATTACAAGTATCAGGTGCTTTGGTATTGCTATGTGATGGGTTTGACTAAGGGCAAGGTTGTTGCGTTGTTTGCTGGCAGCGAGTTGAAAGAGTTTGATGTCGAGTTTGACCCTTACGAGTTCTCGGCGATGATGGTTGCTGTTATGCGTTGGCGTGAGTGTGTGCTGAAGGACTCTAAGCCTGAGTGGGATGGGTCAGATTCGACTTATCAGACTGTGCGTGATTTGTCGCCTCGTGACGTGTTGGATGAGCCTGTTGAGTTGGGTGAGTTGGGTATTCATTTGCAGAACGCCCAGAATGATGCGGATAAGGCTTACGCTCATTTGCAGATGTTAAAGTCTATGGCTTTGGACAATCTTGGTTCGGCGGGTCGTGGAGTTGTAAATGTCGGTGGTGAGGAGTATGTTGTTTGTACCCGTTCCGTAAATAAGAATGGGGTTGTTTCGTTGACTGTTAAGAAAGGGAAAAATGTCTGAAGAAAAGAAGCCGTCTGTGTTTGAGATGCAGATGGAGATTAACCAGTTGCTCAGTGACCGCTTGGATTTGATTGTGAAGTGGAACTCTGAGTTGAACACGATTGTGAAAACTTTGTCGGAGCGTTTGGTTGCTCTTGAGGGTGATTGCGCTTGCAAGAAGGGTGAGATGTAATGGCTCGTTTTGATTTGTCGAAGTATGCGACTGTTGCTGAGAGAATCCAGTTGCTTTATGCGGAGTATCCTGACGCTCGAATCATTACCGAGAACAAGACGACTTTGCAGGACAGGGCTGTTTCAACTTGGGTTGTCAAGGCTAGTTTGTATTTGTCGGGTGAAGACCAAGCAGAGGGTTTGGTGAAGGCGACAGGTCACGCTTTTGAGGTGGATGGTGGTTCTGGTGCAAACCAGACTAGCGCCCTCGAAAACGCCGAGAGTTCGGCGGTGGGCAGGTGTCTCGCTTTGGCTGGCTGGTCTGCAAACAAGGACAGCAATTCTTTGGCTTCGGCTGAGGAAATGCGTAAGGTTGAGCGTGGTGTGACCCCAGTTGGTCGTAATTGGTTGGGCGAGGCTGAGGCTTTGGGTCTTGCTTACAACGTGGATGGTTTGCTGGCGTTGTATCAGGATGCGGTGGCTGCTCGTGTGCCTGCCGATGTGTTGGCGCAGATTAAAGATTATGGCACTGCCGCCAGAGGATAAACGGATTCTTTTGGCTTCTGTGATTGAGTTGCAGGAGTGCATCAATGATGTTTATTCAAAATTTGGAACTAACGAGTTGTTCATTAGTTTGGTTAATTTGATTGAGGAAAGGGTTGTGAAATTAAATGACGAAGATACTTACCCCAGACATGGTGATTCAGGAACTGCAACGCCTAATTGGTGAGTCGGCTAAAGCGCCTGCCGCTATTTATGATGCGGAGTGCAAGTTGGCTGATTGCGAGTATGAGTATGACCGCATCTACCACACGACTATTTTGAACACTGAGGGTGCGATTGCGGTTCGTGAGGCTTATGCGAAGTTGGATGCTGCTGAGGCTCGGTTGGCTGCTGACTTGGCTAAGGCTGAGTTGAACCGTATTCGCAATAAGACTAAGCAGTTGACGGATGCTGGTATGTTGACGGCGACTATGGCGAAACAGGTTGAACTAACCTATAAGCATGGCAATTAGCGAATCTTGTTCTTGTGGGGCTTCTATCGAGTTGGATAGGGCTGATGAGTTGACGTTGCTTTATGAGTGGCGCAAATCGCACAGGTGTAAGGGTCAGGATTCTGCCGAGTTTTTTAGTTCGGCTGCTCCAAGTATTGAGACTGCCCCAGATTTCACTGACAAGAATTTGCACATTGGTTTTAGGGGTTCTGAGTTTGATGAATAAAGGGAAAAAATGCTCGATGAGAAGTTCTACATAGAACGCATCACGAATCAAATGGCAATGGAAGTTGTTGTTGCTAATCACTATTTGCATCGCAGAGCGCCGTGTAGTTGGGCGTTTGGGATGTTTGACAAATCCAATCATCAGTTGGTTGGTGTTGTGGTTTATGGTGTTTCTGCGTCTTCGACTTTGTTGCGAGGTATTTGTGGTGATGATGAGGCAAAGAATGTTTACGAGTTGACTCGTTTGTGGATTGACGATGATGTGCCTAAGAATGGCGAGTCTTGGCTGATTGCTAACACGATGGGTAAGACGGACAGGGAAATCATTGTCAGTTATGCTGACAGTTCACAGAACCATGTGGGTGTGGTTTATCAGGCTGCGAACTTTATTTACACGGGTTTGTCGTCTAAGTTCAAAGACCCGAAGGTTCGTGGGTTAGAGCATCAGCATCACGCTACTTATGCAAATGGTATGACCAACAAAGAGGTTGTCGAGAAGTTTGGTGACCGTGTGTATTTTGTCGAAAGACCACGCAAGCACAGGTATGTTTATTTTGCAACTTCTAAGAGTCGGCGTAAGGTTTTGATGGGTAAGTTGCGTTATCCTGTTTTGCCGTATCCGAAAGCAGCAAGTGAATAAGAAACAGTTTCAGAAATTTCTTGACCGTGATAAGGGGTGTTGGCATTGTGGCACTACTGATGAGACGCTTGTTCCTCAGCATCGCAGTAATCGGGGGATGGGTGGTGGTGGCTCTGATGACCCTAGCAATGTCATTGTTTTGTGTGCTGTTGCTAATGGTTTGTTGGAGTCGGATTCGGCTTTTGCGGCTGTGGGGCGTTCTAACGGGTGGAAGTTGAGTAGGTGGGGTGATTCCCTATCTGAGCCTGTGTTTGACGCTTACAGGGGCGTGTGGGCGTTTTTGGACAATAATTTTGGGCGTTGGGATACGCACAATCTGAAATAACTAGAAAGAAAAGGGAAATTATGAGTATCGAAGCAATGAATTTGGTTCTAAATCACTCGAAAGCGACAGGCCGAGCAAAACTTGTTTTGTTGGGTATTGCGAACCATTTTGGTGATAACGGCGCTTGGCCTAGCATCGAGACTTTGGCTCGTTACGCTAACGCATCCGAAAGGTCTGTGAAGCGTGACATTCAGGAACTTGTAGACCTCGGTGAACTGACTGTGGATGTGAACGCTGCCCCGATGAAGTCGCAATACAAGACGAATTTGTATTGGATAAATGTTGAGGCAGGGGTGACAACTCAGGTAAGCAGGGGTGACAGTTCAGGTAAATCAGGGGTGACACCTGTTGGCACGCAAACCATCATTAAGAACCATAAAGAATCAGATACTAGACCGACACGAATTTCTGAAGATTTTTCGGTTAGTCGTGAGATGCGAAACTGGGCTGCTTTGAACCACCCAGATGTTGACATTGACAAGGCGACTTTGAACTTTGTGGATTATTGGTTGACAAAACCGAAGAACAACACGAAACTCGATTGGAACAGGACTTGGCAGACGTGGATTCGCAACACACGCCCAGAAATCAAAAAGGGCAACAGGGTTGCTGAGAACAAGTCGGTGCTAGATGAGTTTAGGAAGCGTTATGGAAGCAACTAACACGGCAAGCATTTTAGAGTTTCTGTCGTTGACTGATAACCGCAAAATCACTCAGGAAAACATTTTGGCTTGGCATCAACTCATCGGTCATCTGAACTTTGATGTGGCTCGTGAGGCCGCTCACTTGGCGAAGCAGGATGACAAGATTGACTGGGTTGAGCCTAAACACATTCTGGCTAAGGCAAGGGTTGTTGCTGACCGCTTAGACACTGAGGCTCGCAGGAAACAGTCGCTTGATAAGCCAGAGCCTTTTGTTGGTTCGCCTATACCGCTGTGCAGGCATGGGGAAAGAATTGTTTTTTGTCAGCCGTGTTGTGTTGAATTGGCAAAGAAAAAGCGTTAGTGTGTGGTTGTGGATGAAAACCAAGTGCTTTGTTTCAGGTGCGGATTTGTTTGGGCTGTTGCCCCAAAGAAGCGCCGTGACAGGATGCTTTGTCAGTCGTGTCGGGCTAAACCTGCCACAACAATCCAGTATGGTAAAACTCGTTGTATTAGTTGGCATGGACTTTATGCGGCTGATGGTGTGACCCCGATGCTGGATGGTGAACCATTCATGCCGGGTGAACGCACTTGTGGCCACGCAGATTGTGTGGCTTCAGGTCATCAGGTAAACCGATTATCGGCGGCTACCGATAAAACTAAAAATGAAAGGGTCTGAAAATGGCTAAAATTCTGTTGGAATCCGTGAAAGTTGATAAGGCTGGAAACGGTCACTTTACCGCTATCGAGGAATACACTCGCAACGATGGCTCGATTGGTAAAACCTTCTTTAAGGTTTGGTCAACTGCCGCTGTTGAGGTTGGCGACTTGGTGAAGGTCACTGGCATTATGTCTGCGAAACCTTCTGTTGATTTCTTGACTGGTTTGGAACGCAAGTGGACTGATAGGGCTGGCAAGGAACACACCTCGATTGAGGTTCATGTCAACGAGGCTCAGGCCACCAAGTTGTCGGGAAATGACCCGTTCTAATGGCTAAGGTTCTCGCTACTGTCATCCAGTTGTGGTCTTGCTACCTTTTTTGGTTGGTGGGCGAAACTGAGCAGTTCTCAGGTTTCGTTCGTGTGTCTGCGATTATGTTGATGGTTCTGTTTGCTTTTGCAACGGTTAACGTGTGGGTAAAGAAATAACGCACGGCGAGGAACGCAAAAGCATCACGCTTTTCGTTGAGGGGCGACCTGCGCCACAAGGCTCTAAGAGTTATCGTGGCAATGGTCGTTTCTCTGAAGCGTCTAAGTATTTACCTGCTTGGCGTAGCGCAATCGTGTTGGCTGCTAAACAAGAGTTTTTGCGGTCAGAGTCGGTTGCGATGTTTGACTCACCAGTTAGAGTGAGCATTACTTTTTACATTCAGAAACCGCAGCGACCTAAGTGGGTGTATCCGGCCTCTGCACCGGATATTTGACAAGTTGACAAGGGCAGTTTTTGACTCATTGACTCAGGCTAAAGTTTGGGTTGATGACGCTTTGGTTGTTGAGTTGTTTGCCCGTGAGGTTTGGACTGGGGAAACAACCGACACCCGCCCTGTGAGTGGCGCAACCATCACCGTTGAGGCTTTGTAACAGTTTGATAACGGGGCGTGTCGTAGCCTTGATTCTCACTCTCAAAACGAATAATCTTTTGCTGTGACCGAGATACGGTTACGGAAAGGGAATTATGGCTGTTGCAAGAAAAACTGACCCAACAACCTCACACGAGGCTGCGGAGTCTGTCGTTGAAGTATCGGACACTCAATACAAGATTTGGTCGTTGTTGCGTAGACCGCTAACTGACGAGCAGTTGGTTGAGGCGTTCCGTGGCAAGGGATGGATGGGTACTGATTCAGGTATCCGCTCTCGCCGCAAAGATTTGGTTGATTTGGGTGTTGTGGTTGTGAAGTCTTACGCAACTACTCGTGCAGGTCGCAAGTGCATCGTTTGGGGTCGTGATGCGTAAGTGCGAGATTGACGGTTGCACTAATCAGCACCGTGCCAGAGGGTTCTGCATTGTTCACTACAACAACTGGGTTCGTTATGAATCTGGTGCAGGCAAGTTTGAGACTAAGTTTCGTGCTGCCGAGCGTGAGCGCATCATTGGTTTGTTGGAGCAGGCTTTGGCGAACCACACTAAGGTTTTGGAGTTGCGACCTACACGCTCTGATGGCGATGTTCGTCACACGATTTGTCGCAGTTATCAAGAGGCGATTGATTTGGTCAGGAACAACTAATGGCTAGTCCTTACACTTTGTTAATGACTGAAGACCAAGAGATTGCTTACGATGCTGGTTTGATTGATGGGCGTGATGCCGAGCGTAAACGCATAGTTGATTTGGTTGAGGGTCTGTTTGCTAAATCAGTTCTGCCGGGTTACCAAACTGCGGTTGCGGATGCTGTTGCTCTTATCAAGGGGGAGAAAAAGTGACTGACAGGACACCAATCTTCACAGGCATTTACGATGCCACCGCTGCTGCCCACAAGAACGGCAAAATGCTAGGCAAACTAGAAATGAAAAAAGAAATCCTAGACCTACTCAAAGACCGCAAACGCATTGATGAGGCGTTACTGAAAAAGATTGAGGAAATGAAATGCCACTAGACATGGACAAAGAAGAACTGACTATCAGCATGGCTGAGTTCCTGAACCAGATGAACACGGCAGTAGATAACGGCAAAATCGTTGGCGGTATTGCCGAGCGTGAGAAGATTGCTAACTGGTTACAGGATGTTCTGCGCCACCCGAACAAGCCAACATCCAAATGGATTATTGACCGTATCCGGGCTGGCGTTGATGGCGAAGCATAGGGGCGAACCAAGACGAGTGCCGTTCCGCTGGCGTTTAGCCTTAGCGAACAACTGGCTACTGTTTTTCAGCCCAAGACCTGTTTCAAAACGTTACAAAACACTTAGGAGTTTCATTGCCAGATTTCACTAAAAACTATAAACTGTTGTCTGAGGCAGCAAACCTGTTGTCTGACAAGAATCTGGTCTGGGATAAAGACTTTGAGATTGTTAGGAAACCATTGGCTGTTTGGTTAGTGAACGAGGCACGTCAGGCTCATGTGGCAGACCCACAGGCTATTAGAATCGCTAAAGCACTTACAAGGGAGTAGAGATGTTAGAAGGGTTGACACCACCTGTCAGACAGTTCAGTTGCAAAGCAAAAACTGTGCTGAACGGCTTGGATAGCAAAGACCAGAAGGTTTTGGAGCAGGCTCTTTTGTCGCCTGATGTTTGGGGCGCAAGGACACTCTCGACAGAACTGAAAAAGCGTGGGTTGTTGTTGTCTGACAACGCCATCTCAAATCACCGTAAAAAAACCTGCGCTTGCTTTAGAGTTAACTGATGCTAGAAGACTTGAAACCGACCACGAAGATTAAACCGCCAGTAGGTTTTGAACCTGCTCTTGAGTTTGACGGCACTAACGGTGAGGCCACACTACCTGCCCTGTCAGATGACGAGAAGCCCGACTTTGAACAGTTCCTTATCGAAGCAGGTTTCGACCCTGCCCAGTATGAGATTGTGGGCGTGCCACGCACAAGCCGTTGGCAGGTTGCCAGACCGTTCCCGTTAGACCCTCAGTGGTTGACTTCTTACAAGTTTCGGTTTCAGAAACGCCACGCAGCGCATCTGGACTTGCCTACGCTTTACGCTCAGGTCAAGAAAACAAAGAAACCTGTTCGCAAGCCTGTAACATCTGACAAAGTGTTTGTTGCGTGTTTGGCTGACTTTCAGGTTGGTAAGACAGACCAGCGTGGGGGAACTCCTGAACTGATTGAACGCATCCACGCTTCTTATGCTTTGATTGAGCAGCATTTGAAGAAGAACAAGTATGAACGCATTTATGCGATTGACTTGGGCGACATCATCGAGGGGTTCGAGAACGCCGCCAATCTCCAACAGTTGCAGGGCAACGACCTGAGCATCATGCAACAGGTTGATTTGGCTTGTGCGCTTATCTGGGATTTCTTGAAGATGGCAAGCAAGTATGCTCCTATCACTTACGCATCTATCGGCTCTAATCACTGCCAGTGGCGTGTAAGCAAACAGGCTGTCGGCAAGCCGGGTGTGGATGACTGGGGCATTGTGATTCTGCAACAGGTTCGCCGTCTTGCTGTCGAGGTTGGGTTAGATGTTGATTTTCTTATCCCGCAACCGCAGGATGAGTCGTTGGCATTTGACGCTTTTGGTGACGGTTTCCATGTTGTCGGTATTGCTCACGGTCACCAGTTCAACCGCCCTGAGAACGCTGTGACTTGGTGGCGTGGGTCAACATTTGGTCATCAGCCTGTTGCAGCAGCCTCACTGCTTTTGACTGGACATTTTCATCACCTGCGAGTGGTTGAGGTGGGTGAGTCTCACAACGGTGGCAGTCGCTACTGGGTTCAGGCCACAACATCAGACAGCGGGTCGTCTTGGTTTAGGCGTGTTTCGGGCGAAGACTCGAAGACTGGCATCACCTGTTTGGAACTCCAAAAGGGTGTTCATTTTGGTGGAACTGTAATAAGATTTTAGAAGATTCCTTATCAGACTACGCATCTGGTAAGGAGTTGGGGTAGGAATGGTGTTGATTAGTTTGTAGAACCTCAAGTGGGAACAACTAAGACCAGAGTTCGATTCTCTGCTACTCCACGATAAAAGAAAAGGGAAAGATGTATTGCACAAGTTGTTTTAATCCGATTGATGCACAAACTTTGCGGATGAGACGTGGCAAGGCTGCCGAGAGAACCGATTGCGGAGACTGCGCTACTGCGCTTCGCATCAAAACAAAGTATGGAGTGTGTTTCAGTCATGTGGGCGAATACGATGAGAACGAGATTCCGATTGGTCGCACTGGTCAACCTATTCTTGCTGGTGTTCGTAAATGTGGTAACAGTGATTGCATTAATCCTGAGCATTGTGTTAGCGAACGTCTCTTAGAGCGTTTTGACATTAGTTATCGCACGGGCAAGAAACTGTCTGCTGCCGAGTTTTATCAGGTTTTAGAAAGGGAACGCCCATGATTGAGTTGGCTAACGCAAAAGTATTTTTTGGTTCAAACCTTGATGTGTTGCCTACGCTGCCCGATAACTCGGTTGACAGCATTGTGACTGACCCACCTTATGAACTTGGGTTTATGGGCAAGAAGTGGGATAGCAGCGGTATTGCCTACTCGGTTAAGTTGTGGCAGGAGTGTTTAAGGGTTCTCAAGCCGGGTGGTCATTTATTGTCTTTTGGTGGTACACGCACTTTTCACCGCATGGCTGTTGCGATTGAGGATGCTGGTTTTGAGGTGCGTGACAGCATTGCTTGGTTGTATGGGTCAGGTTTTCCTAAGTCGTTGGATGTGAGCAAGGCGATTGATAAGGCTGCTGGCGCAAAGCGAGAAGTTATTGGCCAGCGTTTCGATGGCATGAGCGAAACTGCTATGAAACCTGATAAAGGCTGGAACGCTAATTCAATGGGTGCGACTGTGGACATTACTGCACCAGCCACAGATGAAGCAAAGAAGTGGGCTGGTTGGGGAACAGCGTTGAAACCTGCGTTTGAACCTGTTGTTGTTGCTCGTAAGCCGTTGGTGGGAACTGTAGCGGCGAATGTGTTGGAGTGGGGTGTTGGTGGGTTGAACATTGACGGCTCACGCATTGGCACGACAGATAAGTTTGGTGGCGGTGCTAAGGGCAAGTCTGGTTTTGCTGCTGGCTATGATGGCGATGGTTGGACTGCTGGCAGTGAGCAGGGTCGTTGGCCTGCGAACATTATTCTTGATGAATACACGGCAGGGCTACTAGACGAACAAAGCGAAGATGCAAGCCGTTTTTTTTATGTATCTAAAGCCAACAAGAAAGACCGCAACGATGGACTAAGCCACCTAGAAATTAAACGCCCAGACACACGCACATCAACAGGCATGGGAACATTTGAAGAAAAAGGCGTTCAACCACAACGCAACTTCCACCCAACTGTAAAACCAACATCACTAATGGAATATTTGGTCAAACTTGTAACACCACCAAACGGCACAGTCCTAGACCCGTTCACAGGCTCAGGCTCGACAGGTAAAGCAGCGTTGCTAAACGGCTACAAATTTATCGGCATAGAATTGACCGCAGAATACCTGCCTATCATTGAGGGAAGACTGAAACACGCAGCAGAAACCTATAAGCAGCGTTCGACAGAAGAAGAAGAAAAAGAAAAGGAAACATTGTTTTGACGGCTAAAGAGTTGTTGGCTGCTTTGCAGGCTTACTATGTTGAGTTGTATCAGTTGGGTGCTGACCGTGAGGCTGTTGCTATTAAGCAGTTCATCGAGAAGTTGGACAAGTAGCCTTGCCTCTTTACGAGTATTTGTGTGAGCAAGGCCACAAGATGACTGAGGTTCGCTCTATTCATGCCCCTGACCCTGATGAGGTCAAGTGCCCTGAGTGTGAAACGCCTATGCGTCAGGTCGTTGGTTCGGTTGCTGTGTCGTTCAAGGGTTCTGGTTTTTACACGACTGATAAACGCTGATGGGTCGTTTCCGTAAACCGTGCCTTGACTGTGGCGAACTGACCGATGGTGGTAACAGATGTGAGGTTCATCAGCGCCGTGTTGACGAGTTGGCTGAGATGCGTAGGGCTTTGATAAAGAAAACTTTGAACACTTATGGTGGCGACTATAAGCGCCGTGCGAAGCAGGTTCGTGATACTGCTGTTGTGTGTCATTTGTGTGGTGAGGGCG